AGATCCATGCCTTTACTGCTACAGGTTTCAATGCAGGAATACCTGTTTTTGATACTCCGGAATTGAGTGAGATATTTGATGGAGATAGTTTATATGCAGAAAGTATAACAACCAGCGCTCCAACTTTTGGAGAACCAAGTATCAGCCAGAACCATGTGTTGGAAACAGAAGGTTTAACAACCGGTGCAGTAAAGTTTGTTTTTCCTGTATTGAATCAAGTGCATGAGTTGAATGCAGTTGGATTATTAACCGGAGTTCCTGAAATAGATGAGGCTGTAATGAGCTCATTTTTGCGTGTGGCTGTGACATTGAGTTTACCAGCCAGATCAAGGCGATTGGAATTGAAGCAGTCAAGAGAGAACATATTGGAATTGCCTACGCGGGAAAGGAGATTGAATTGATAGAGAGGAAGATTTCAGAGCTCATACAGGGTGAGGATGAGTCGATTGTTTATAATTTCTCCACAATTCCCTGGGGTAGTGATCCGACAGGCATAGTGGTCAAGGCGTATGATGTGATCAATGGAGGGTTGACTGATGTTAGCTCCACTGTATTGAGTGGTTCAGCTACGGCTGCCAACAATGTGATTACACTGCCAGCCGTGCAAGGGTTGACTGCCAATCATTTATATAGGATTGAGGTCAAGTTTGTTGCTGGTGGTAATACGTATGAACCATATATTCTGATCATGGGGGAGAAGTAATATGCCGAATAAACCAAAGAAACCCTGCAAGTACCCTGGATGCCCCGAGCTGGTTGCATCCGGATATTGTGCTGCTCATGAGCGTCCACGGATTGTGGATCGTGATCCAGTACGGCAGCGGTTGTATGGTCGCGCCTGGCAAAAACGCAGGATCAATCATCTGTCAAAGCATCCCTGGTGTGAGGCTTGTATGGCAGCGGAACGATACGAAGCTGCCACTGATGTTCACCACACCATAGCCCATAAAGGAAATGTAAATCTCTTCTGGTCCAGTCCGCTGGAGTCTCTGTGTCATTCCTGTCACTCGCGGGTCACTGCGTCTGAGGGGAGGGGGGGTTCAAAAGTTTGGCTCGAGGGGACGTCAAGCGCGGGGGTAGAGCCGTGTGAATTAATTTCCCAATGTGGAGAATCCAGTTAATATGCCAGCCCGAAAACCAAAAGCCCTGATTGTGAGACATGAAACGGCCGCCGAGAGCCAGGCACGGGAAGAATCGGAGGCGCGATTGAGACCATCGCGTCAATTGCCGGTCAATGCTCCTGCCCAGCTGAAAGATATGAAAGTGGCAGCCGAAACATGGCGCAGAGTCATGCGGGAATATCGCAGCGTGGAAGGCGAGATTGTCACCAGGCTGGATCTCGATTTGCTGATGGATTATTGTGTGCTGGCTGAGCAGGTATCTGAGCTGGATGGCATGCGGGCAACCTCCAGGGAGATCTACAAGTTTCTCTCGAAGCAGTATAGCCAGTTTCTGAAGAACGGGCAGGAGACCGAAGCCTTCATGATGGCCAATAAAGTTACCTCTTCTTTTGATGCGATTGTGAAACTGGATGGCAGAGTGGACCGGAAACGCGATCTGATGTTCAAGATGCGACAGCATTTATATCTCACTCCTCGATCACGAGCTGGAGTCGCTCCAAACCAAAAAGAGCGTGAAAAAGAAGAAGATCCTTTGGAAGCCTTTCTCAATGAGGTGACCGATTATGTGAACGATGGACCGAATGAAAAATGAAGAGATTTATATTTGTTATTCTGATCATCGTTTTGGTGCTGAACCTGGCAGGAGCTGCAGCCATGTTTGATCATAAACGCGCAGATCGGGCTGTCTGGTTCTTTGAGAATCTGAAACACACAAAAGGCAAGTTTTATGCGAAGTCTTTTGAGCTGCTCGACTGGCAGAAGAATATTATTCAGGATGTGTACGGGACCATCAAACCGGATGGCAACCGTCAATATAAGTACGTATATCTGGAAGTACCCAAGAAGAATGGCAAGTCTGAAATGGCGGCCGGTGCTGCGCTTTACCATCTGTTTGCCGATGGCGAGAAAAACGGTGAGGTGTATGGTTGTGCTGCCGATCGTGGCCAGGCATCGATTGTTTTTGATGTAGCGGTTGATATGATCGATCAGCTGCCAGCCATGCAGAAACGAGCCAAGATTGTTGCCAGTAAGAAAAGGATTATTGATAAAGTCTCAGGATCCTTTTATCAGGTGCTTTCCGCTGAGGCATTCACCAAACATGGTTTGAATGTGTCTGCAGTTATTTTTGATGAATTACACGCCCAACCGAATCGCGAACTGTGGGACGTGATGACCTTTGGCGCTGGTGATGCGCGCGCGCAACCGATCTGGTGGATTATCACGACTGCCGGGGATGATCCGGATCGTGTCAGTATTGGCTGGGAACAGCATGATTATGCCATGCGTATTCTTGCCGGTGAAAAGGATCCTACCTGGTACCCGGTTATTTTCTCCTACGATGGAGACGATATTTATAACGAAGAGAATTGGGCGAAAGCCAACCCTTCACTGGGTGTGACTATCTCTGTCGAATCAGTGCAAGAGGCAGCGGAGAAAGCCAGGGTAAAACCTGCAGATGAAAGACTATTCCGCTGGTTGCGCTTGAATCAATGGATCACGACTAAACTGACAACCTGGTTACCGGTGGATTTATTTGATAAGACCATTGGGCAGTGGAATCAGATGGATCTGGTGGGTCTGGATTGTTATATGGGTGTTGATCTCTCTTCCACGACCGACCTGACCTCGTTAGCGCTTCTATTTCCACCACAGGGCACCATGCTTGAATGGCGCGTGTTGTGGTGGTCCTACATTCCCAGGGAAGGAATGCAGGAAAGAATCGAGCGAGACCATTTGCCATATGACCAATATGAACGCGAAGGGTGGATTAATGTAACGGAGGGGAATACAGTCGATTATATGGTGCTTGAGGAGAAAATCCTGGAAATATCCAGAACATACAAGATTAAAGAAGTGGATGCAGACATGCATTTTGCAGCTATGTTGATGCAAAGGCTGGCAAAAAAGGATCTTGAAATTGTAGATATTCCTCAAACATTTTTGAATATGACCACCCCGATTGATGCACTGGAAAAGCTCTTCCGGGATGGAAAGATCAGTCATTTGGATGACAAGGTTGCCAGGTGGACATTTGGAAATGCATCGATCGCGAAAAATGGAAATGGCAATATGAAATTCGTGAAGGAACACAAAGGAAACTCTGTGGTTCGGACAAAACGTATCGATCCAATTGTGGCATTGGCCAATGCGATGAGCCGGGCGTTGAATTACAAAGGTAATGTGGATCTGAGTGAAGAGATTCTCTCAGGCGATTGGGGTATGTGAAATGAAAGAAGATTATTTCTTTGCAGTTTACCAGGGATGGAAATGTCAATGTCATATTGGAAAAAAGGCCTGATCATGCGTAGATTGATGAGCGACTTACGCAATTTATACCAGGGCAAACCAGCTGCAATTTTGGGCGGTGGTCCGAGTCTTCCGGAGGATATGAAGAAGCTGCCGAAAGATTGTATTTTGATTGCAGTTAATTATCACGCGATGAAGATCTGTAAACCTGATTTTATGGTTTATAACGATTTTCCCGAATCAGACCCGATTCTGTTTGAGGCAGTGGAATCATTCCCTGGAACGCGGGTAAGTTCTCATCCTTCTTCTGATGTTGTTTTCAACGTGCAGGTGTGGACCGGGTTTTACAGCTCCAATACCGCTGCCTGGTTTGCATTGTGGCTGGGTTGTGACCCTGTGATTTTGTGTGGCCATGATTTATACCAGGGAGAAAGAAAATACTTCCACGATTATCAGCATGATGTGCCCTGTTTCCATTACCCACTGGATCACCATTTGCGGCCGTGGATTGAAGAATGCAGGGCATCCTGCATAAATCCTGAGAGACTACGGGCTGCCTCCGGTCCGTTGGTTGAATTGTTTGGGATGTACAAGGGGGCGCAATGATCCAATTCATTAATCGTTTTATGGATGACATTTTACTGGTGGCCGGGTGTATTTGTATCCTGGTAGGGCTGGCCCAATGGAATCTGGTTGTCACCTGGGTGGTAGCTGGTTTGATGTTGATCGGCTGGGGTGTGCTGATCGGAAAGGTTAAGAGCCATGTTAATAAGTGAATTATTGAGCTCGAATCGAAAAATTACGGAAGATACAAATGCCAGCCCGAGACCAGATTATGCGCCTTCGTTTGGGTATCGATCACAGGCTGGCGAACTGGTAACGATTGAAAAATCACAGTCGATTGCAACCGCTCATCGGGCAAAGAATATTATTTCTGATGATGTTGCGAAAATCCCATTTCAGGTGATGCAGAAAATTGGTCGCTCGATCAAACAGGTGGAAGCGGACCCGATCACCCGGAACATGGCGTATTTATTATCCGTCAGCCCGAATATCTGGGGATGGACGCCATTTCAATTTAAGAAAGCATCGATCGAATGGCAGTTGTTTTATGGCAATAACTATATCTGGAACCCTAGTGTTGGGCCGAGACAATTATTGATCTTGCCTGCCAATCGTACTTATCCTGTTTTTGATCTGGATGGGAATCTCTGGTATCGGCATACATTCAGCAATAACCAGGTGGCTTATATTCCCGCTGTTGAAATTTTGCACCAATTGATTAATCCAGACTCGACCGGGTTTATTGGCCGTGGCGTGATCACATTTGCCAGAGAAACTTTTGGAAGGCAATTGGCAGCAAATAAAACACAGAGCCGATTGTATTCCCAGGGAATGATGCCAGCTGCGTACATTCAAATGTCTGGTGATCTGAATGCGGAAGCCAGAAAAAAAGTTCGTACTTCTTATGAAGAACAAATGGCGGGTTCGGAAAACGCTTACCGATTGGCCGTATTTGATGACAAGATCACCAAATTTGAGCCGATCAATATGAATATGAAAGACGCCCAGTTCCTGGAAAGCATTGATGCTAATGATCGTGATATTTGTAACTTCTTTGGGCTTTCCGAGCACATGCTGAATCGGGGCAAAGAAGCCTATAACAGCAATGAACAGAAATATCTGGAATATCTGCAGGGAACACTGGATTCTTACCTGGTGCCCTGGGAAGAGGCTGCCAGAATCCGGTGGTTATCACGGGATGAGCAAAGAACGCAGTATTTCAAATTCATTCGGGAAGCATTGCTCAGGATGGATAGCAAAGCCAGAGCGGAATCAATGGCGATCCGCATTCAGAACGGCATGATGACCCCGAATGAAGGGCGCGAAAAAGATGACATGAGCGCATACCCGGATGGGGATGTGCATTATATGGCAGGGAATATCCTGCCTATTGAAAAAGGAGTAATGAATGAATAATCCAATCCGTTGTTTTGAGGGTAATACAAAACCTCATGAGCCATTCTGGACTTTCAGAAATGCTGATGAAGGAGGTGATCCGACTCTGGAGTTGTTTGGGTATATATCCGAATACTCATGGTTTGAAGACGACATTACGCCCGCGTTATTCAAAAAGGATCTGTACGATGTGGGCAAGGGGAAGGATATCAGGGTCAAAATCAATTCCTATGGTGGTGATCTGATTGCCGCCAGCCTGATGCATTCCATTATCCGGGATTATCCCGGGAAAGTGTCCGTACAGATTGAGGGAGTAGCTGCCAGCGCCGCCACGATTGTGGCCGTTGCGGGGGATGAGGTGGAGATCCGGAATCAAGGATATTTTATGGTCCATGATCCTTCGATCGTTATCTTCCTTGCCCAGATCAATCTGGATGAAATGACCCGCCTGGCAGATAGCTTACAGGCTGCCAAAGAAGGCATTTTGAATGCGTATGAACGCAAAACAGGGTTATCCCGCACCAGGTTATCGAAATTGATGACCGATGAAACCTGGATGGATGCCAATAAAGCTGTTGACCTTGGTTTTGTGGATCGAATCGTTGAGGATACGGAGAAAAAGTTATTCATTCCCGAAAACGCAGCCATGATCAATGGAATTTACCAATTTTCAAATGTTCCGCCTGATATTTTACGGGCGATACAGGACGTCATCCCTCAGGAAGAAGAGGAAGCCAGCGACCCTCTGTTTAATGAGGAAGACGAACGCGAGGCGCAATCCCTGCGCGAAAGAATCAATCAAATCCTAAGAAAGGAAGAAGAAAATGCTTGATCTAAAACCCTATTTTGACGCTGTTGTAACAGCTGATGCGGAAGTTCAGAAGATCGCAAATGAGATCGATATGAAATTCCGAGAGGGAACCGAAGAAAGCAAATTGGACGCGCTTGCTCTGCGCCCCGCGCTGGACGATGCACAGAACAAACACGCTGAGGCAGTGAGTTTGTATGAATCGATGCAAAAAACCACACGCCCCAATGACATTGCTAAAAACTTTATTCCGGTTTCCGAAACAAAAGCTGAAGATGCTGTGGACGTGCAGCCAACTGTTATTAAACGCGATTCTTACGACCAAATGTCGCTTAACGATCGCGCAAAGTTCATCCGCTCTGGCGGAACTATCGAAGACTGAAAATTAGAAGAAGGAGAATTTTGAAATGGCTAACACTTTAACAAATTTAATACCTACTATTTACAAAGCGCTGGATGTCGTTTTGCGTGAACTGACCGGGTTCATCTCGGCTTCAACATTCGATGCGAGCGGTGAAGGCGTTGCGAAAAACCAAACTATTGCCTGGCCAGTTGTGCCAGCAGGAGAAGCTGCGGACATTGCCCCGGCAGCGTATGGACCAACCGTAGCTGATACCGCGTTTGGAAATGACACCATGACAATCAGCAAATCCAAAGGCGTTCCGTTTTACTGGACTGGAGAAGAGCAGCTGGGGCTTGGTGGCCTGTATGACAAGATTTTACAGGATCAATTTGCGCAGGCGATGCGAATACTGGTAAATGAGGTGGATGCTGATCTGGCCGCGCTATATGTCCATGCCAGCCGGGCGTATGGCACTGCGGGACAACTCCCGTTTGCCTCCGATCTCACCGATATTGCCCAGATCCGTAAGATCCTGGCAGATAACGGCGCCTCGATGAGTGATCTGCAAATGGTGATTAACACCGCTGCAGGCGCTAAAATGCGCAGTTTGACCCCATTATCCTTTGCCAACCAGGCTGGGAGCGATGCACTATTACGTCAAGGCGTTTTGTCTGACGTGATGGGATTTGCGATCCGCGAGAGCGCTCAGGTGAAAACACACACCAAAGGAACCGGCACAGGATTTTTGGTTGACCTGACAGCTGGATATGCTGTAGGATCAAAAACCATCCATGCTGATACCGGTCTCGGCACCATTTTGGCAGGCGATATTCTCACCAACAACAAAACCTCTCGGGACACCAATAAATACGTTGTAAAGACTGGGGCGACCGGTGGAACCGGATTGGATGTTGATATCGTGCTGGCTAACCCTGGCAACCAGGTTGCCTGGGTGAACAATGACCCGATTGGAGTTGGTGGAAATTACACTGCCAACCTGGCATTCAGCAAATCCGCAATCAATTTGATGCTACGGGTGCCAGCGATGCCGGAAGGTGGCGATGCTGCTGATGACGTGACCGTGATTACCGATCCGCAGACTGGAATCAGTTTCCAGGTCGCGATGTATCGCCAATACCGCCGAGTTACTTTTGAAGTCGGTCTGGCCTGGGGTGTGAAAGCTGTCAAACCTGAGGGGATTGCGATCCTGCTCGGATAAGAAGCGATACAGCGCTCAATTGTTTATGAAGTTATGAAGTTATGAGAAAAGGTGAAAAAAAATGGAAAAGCAACCTGAATTTGCATTAA